AAACATGGAGAAGAATAGTGAAAATTAACAAACAAACGCTACTAGAGATTATCAAGGAAGAGGTAGACAAGGAAGAGAAGGTTTGGTCTTCTTTTCGTGATAAATACAAGGAAGTTCTTGGGGTAAAGCCGAAGAAAAATGAGATGCCTAATTCCGAGGAAGAATTGGACATGGCAGATAAAGTACTTAGCAAGTTAAAGAAGAAGGACAAGGAAGAACGAACGAAGCACAACTATAAAAAGCTTCTAAAGAAAGAGAAAGAAAAAAAGAAAGATGACAAAGAAGACTAAAGTAATTGTCCTGCTTCTTACACTATTTCCTTTCCAGAGCCTAGCTCAAGGAAAAGTTTCGCCTCTTGAGAAGGGTGACCCTGCCCCATATGCAGGTATTTTGTTTAGTCCCGAGGCGGCAGCTAAAGTAACTGCGGAAAAAGAATCGATCGTTAAGATTTGTGACGCAGACAAAGCAGCTCTATCTTCAAAAATAAGGGCAGAGTGCGGACTAGAAAAATCAAAGCTAAGGATTGAACTTGACTATCAAGAGAAATTATTCAAGTCTCGGCTAGACTTGAAAGAAAAAGAAAATGATGTTTTAACCAAACAGCTTAAAAAACTCAACAAAGGCGGCTATTCTCATTGGTGGTATACGGGCGGCGTAGTCACTGGGGTTGGTGTCACGCTCGCAATATTTAAAATTGCAGTAGAGTTGAGAAAGTGAAAAAAGACCCAAATTACATAGCAAGCCTAGAAAAGGCAATAAAAGAGAAATATGGCGACTTAGCGGTTGCAAACCCCTCATCTAGATGGGATGAGGCTAAAGAGCAAGAATACATATCCCAGCTTAAATCTTTTAAGCACTATCCGAACGACGGATCTGATAAGAAAGAAGTTGACGGGTTTTTCGCAACAAAAAGACTAATTAATAAAGAGCAGGATAATATTTGCCCTGTTTGTGATAAATTGTCGTTATCAAAACCAGACTCTCTTTATCTGTTAAAATATGACTGCTGTCAGAAATGCTACATAAAGTGGGTAGAAGACAGAGAAGAAAGATGGAACTCAGGCTGGAGGCCTAAAAAATATGGCTAGTGTTTTAGATGTTATTAGAGGAATTTCTCATGTTGTGGCTCAAAAAGGCTATGATGGTGCGCTCGATGAGAAAGGAGAGCCAGTAAAGATTGGCCTCAAAAGAGAACAAGGCGACCCTCTTATAGACGCCAGAATAGTAGACGGCTTTGGAGTTAGATTCTCTGGCGACAATTTAATAATCACTTACCAAAGCGAAGAAAGGATCAAGGACATCCACCGCATTGGCCCAGCAAAGTATGAGCAGGAATTAGAGCAGACCTTTAAAGATATTTCTAATTTTTTAAAGAAAGAATACAACAAGCTAGGCAAAGGTAAGTTAAATTTAAAAGAGCTTGGTGATGTTGACGCTCTTATTCAAAACATGTCNAACGTAAGAACATGGGTNACNGCCTNTAANACTTATAAAATTNAAGGCCTCGATGGCGTTGAACAAGTAGAGTTGAAAGAAAAGTTAAATTTTACTAATTAATGAATGGGATACCGCTTAACAAAAAAACATATTAGAAGCGAACTGCTTCGCTGCGGCAGAGATCCTAAGTATTTTATTAACAACTATATCAAGATTGCCCACCCCGAAAAAGGATTAATTCCTTTTAAACTCTTCGACTTTCAGGAAGACGTAGTAGACAACGTACAAGACTATCGTTTCAATATTATTGTCAAGGCAAGGCAGTTAGGTCTATCAACCACAGTAGCTGGTTATGTGACTTGGCTGCTTTTGTTTCATAGAGAGAAGAACGTAGTCATTATGGCTACTAAGCTTGCTACTGCTGCAAACTTGGTAAGAAAAGTAAAGCTAGCGATGAAATCGTTGCCAGAGTGGATGATGATTTCCAAGATCGTTATTGACAATAGAAACTCATTTGAACTGGATAACGGCTCGCAAGTAAAGGCTATTTCGACCTCAGGCGACGCAGGACGTTCGGAAGCCCTCTCTTTACTCGTTATTGATGAGGCTGCAATCATTGATGGTTTGGATGAGTTATGGGCAGGCCTTTATCCCACTCTATCTACTGGTGGTAGTTGTGTAATCTTTTCAACCCCCTACGGTGTTGGAAATATGTTTCACAAGTTATATTCTGAGGCTGAACAAGGCTTAAATGATTTTCATCATATGAAGCTGCCTTGGGACATTCATCCAGAAAGAGACCAAGAATGGTTCGACAAAGAAACTAGGAATATGAGCAAGCGGGATATTGCACAAGAGCTTCTATGCTCTTTCAATATGTCCGGTGACACCTTAATTGACGGCGAAGATTTAGACAGAATCTACAACAACATCAAAGAACCCATACTTCAAACAGGAATAGATAGAAATTTATGGGTGTGGAAAAAGTTTGAAGCTGGCAAAAGATACGTCATGGTTGTAGACGTTGCCCGTGGCGATGGACAAGACAACTCAGCCTTTCATGTGTTCGACGTAGACAGTATGGAACAAGTAGCCGAATACCAAGGCAAGCTGCCCACTGATACTTTTGCACATGTAGTTATGCAAGGATACAATGATTATGGCAAATGCCTTACGGTCGTTGAGAATAATAATATCGGATCTGAGTTATTGCTGAAGTTGAAAGAACTCGGCCACGCTAATATCTATTATAGTAAAAAAACAACCCATGAGCAAATAGAGTCTCATGAGGCAGAGTACACATCTGGCGTTCAAATGGGTTTTACTACCAGTTCTAAGACGAGGCCCCTAGTCCTTTCCAAGCTCGAAGAATTCATAAGAAATAAAGTACTTAAAATAAATTCGATTAGACTGTTTAATGAGCTAAAGACATTTGTTTGGCAGAATGGAAAAGCCCAAGCGATGAGGAGCTACAATGATGATTTGGTCTTATCATGTGCTATTGGTTGTTGGATCAGGTCTACAGCCTTAATGGGATTCCAAGCAGACATTGATTATCATAAAGCGCTAATGAACTCGTTTCGGTCAACGAGGACATATTTAGATCCAGATCAGACAAAGGCAAATGTTGCAAATAATTATAAAGAGCGGAAAAGCGAAAAAGATACACAAGTAAGAAAAACTTTTTTCACTCCCTTCTTCATTAGATAGAGGAAATAATGGCCCCTAGAAATCAAAACAAAAGAAATCCGTATAATCCCGACAACCGCCTCTATAAGAGGCTAACTAGGTTGTTCTCAGGGCCCATTGTAAACTATAACCAGCAGAATATTAGAAAGTCTGCTCGTCACGAGCTTGACAAGTATGAAAAAACATTCAGATCTGCTTCTGGGCAGCACTTTAAAAAGAAAGCCTATAATAGTTTCGATAATGTATTACGAAATCTAAGCAGAGAACAGGCTCGTTCTGATAGATATCGAGACTTCAATTTAATGGAGCATACCCCAGAGCTAGCATCGGCTTTGGATATTTATGCTGACGAGATAACAACTCATACAAAGCTAGAGCAAATCTTACGAATTAAGTGCCAAAATCAAGAGATCCAAGAGATTCTTCATACTCTATTTTATAAAATTTTAAATGTAGAATCTAATCTGTTTGGTTGGGCCCGCACAATGTGTAAGTATGGGGACTTTTACCTCTATTTGGACATAGAAGACGACAAAGGAATTAAGTCTGTGATTGGCCTTCCACCTTCCGAAGTGGAAAGAATGGAGGGTGAAGATAAGGATAATCCAAATTATGTCCAATTTCAGTGGAATTCTGCTGGGATGACTTTGGAGAACTGGCAGATAAGCCATTTTAGAGTCCTTGGCAATGATAAATTTGCTCCCTATGGAACCTCAGTGCTCGACCCAGCAAGAAGAATTTGGCGGCAGTTGACCTTGATGGAAGACGCTATGATGGCGTATCGAATTGTTCGTGCCCCAGACAGACGAGTATTCTATATTGATGTTGGCGGTATTCCTAACGAAGACGTAGAGCAAACAATGGAAGCGGCCATGACGCAAATGAAGCGGCACAGGATGGTCGATACAGATAATGGTAATGTTGATCTTAGATACAATGCTGCTTCGATCGAAGAAGATTTTTTCATTCCAGTCCGAGGCGGCCAATCAGGAACTAAAATTGAAAGCATTACTGGCCAGAGTAGAGCGAATGACATTGAAGACGTTAAATACCTGCGAGATAAAATGGTGTCAGCGATTAAGATCCCGCAATCATATCTCGCTCGGGGCGAAGGTGCCGAAGAGGATAAGGGGTCTTTAGCCCAAAAAGATGTCCGGTTCGCTAGAACAATTCAGAGACTACAGAGGTCGATGATTTCAGAACTTGAAAAAATGGCGGTTGTACACCTTTACACGATGGGCTACAGAGGCAACGATCTTATTAATTTTGATATAGATCTCAACAACCCATCAAAGATTGCACAAATGCAAGAAATGGAACAAATGAGAATCAGGCTGGAGATTGCTTCCCAAGCTAAAGAGTTCTTCTCCAGAAGATGGATTTCGGAAAATGTATTCGATGTTTCACCAGAAGAGTTTCAGAGAAATCTCAGGGAAATCACTTTCGATCGGAAGCTTGAAGGGGCCTATGCTAAGATGGTCGAACTTGCGGGTAATGAGGGAGCTTTTGGAACGGGTGGTCCAGAATTGGGCGGCGATTTAGGTCTGATGGGCCCAGAATTGGGCGGCGATTTGGGCCAAGGTCTCGAAGGCGAAGAAGGTTTGGGTGGCCTTGGTGAAGTGCCAGCGGAACCAGTAACCTCTATTGAGCCTGAAACCGGCGAACCTCCACCCTCAGAGTCTGATAGTGTCCTGTTGCCGGTCCCTGAACCTACCACGAGCCCCGGCTCAAGAGACGACAACTATAAGCTCAAAAGTATGGATGGCCGAACTACCACAAAAAAATCAAAAGGAAAGTGGTATAGGAGCGAGAAGACAGATAAAAGAGATATGGGTGCAAGGAGAAAGAATTATACCCAAAAAAGGCAGGGCGGCCACCGATCTACTTTGCCGGGTTATCTTGACATGAAGCAAACGGCCTCAGGAACATTGTTGGAAACTAAATCTATTTATGATGCCGACAACGTCGAAGGTCAAATCTTTGGGTCAACGGATGAAATCAAGAGTATCATTGAGTCTTTGAAAAAGAAGACGGAGAAAGAGAATGAAGTATAAGCATAATAAGAAAAGAAACACCGCTTTTCTTTATGAAGCACTAATCAACAACCTTACTAAAGCCTCCATAGAAGAAGACAAGAAGAAAATGACTTCTCTGATGGATATTATCAAGAAGCACTTTAGCAATGGCTCTATTCTAAAGAAAGAGCTTGATACCTACAAAAGCATATATGAGACTAAAGAAATGCCACTAGATGATGCAAAGAGTATCATAGCAGAGGCAAAAAGAATGTATGCTTTTTTTGATGATAAGGAAGTTTTTAATGCTCAGACTAAGCTTGTGGACGATGTGAACAAAACAGTTGGAGCTAAACTCTTTGATACATATCTGCCAAATTATAAAGACCTAGCCTCGCTAAACCAAATATTCTCAAAAAATATTCCACCAAAAACTAAGGTATTGCTTGAGAAATCACTGGTCAAGGGAATGGCCGCTAAAGCATCACCTTCTACTGAAGAAGCATATGATCCTTTAGTTATTAAAACCTTTTCGAAAGCATTTAACCGAGAATATAGCAAACTAACTGAAGGACAAAAAGAGCTTATCACTACATATGTTGACTCACTAAGCGATGAGGGCTTGCAATTAAAAGCAAGACTATCAGAGGAAATTGCGAGCCTTAAAGAATTCTTTATTGAAAAACAGGCCACCGACGATGAAGAGATAAAGCAAAGAATGGAGTCTTTGGTAGAGTTGCTTGATTCATACAAAGGGCAGTTTATCTCTGAGAGGATTTTGATCGAAGTTTTGAATATGCAAGATATCCGTGAGGATTTAATGAACAATGATTAACGAAGATGTTAAGATAAAAATTGATCCTGCGGTAGCTGCCTCGGTAGACTCGTTAGCGCCTCCTGCTGCTGAGGTCGAACCGGGTATTAAGCTGACGGTTGATTCAACGCCAGATATCATCAAGCTCAAGATTAAAGAGCCGATTGAAATTACTTTAAAGCTAAAGAGAGCCTTGAACAACGACTTCATGGTTTACGATCACCCTCATTACGATGTAGTGATTATGCCTTCTAAGAACAAAATATCCACTTTTCCAAAATCAGATTTAAGATTTGACTCATACACATCACAAGACAAGCTATTTAGGTTCTTAGCTTCGAAGGGGCTAATAACGAGAGACACTGTTACGACAGGAATGGCGTTCAACTCCTTAGAGGCTGTTTATCCAATTAACAATGATGTGAAAACAGTTCAGGCCATACTTTATGCTCTCTACAATTACTTTAAAGACGAAGTAGCCTCTTTGAAAAGAGCCGAAGATTTTATTGAGATGACTGACGAAGACTTTTACGATCCTGATGATGATTCGACAACAGAGCTGGGAGAGATCCCTCATGAAGAAAGAAAAGGCTCAATTGATCCAAACTACAGGCCGCTCGGCTTGATGTACAGGTTGTAATGTCTTTAACAGGGATTCTCTTATTTATACTGATTTGCTATGGCTTGACATTGGTCACTGTATATGGCCATATCTTTGATTTTATTCGCCCTAAGACTGGTTTCTTTGGAAAGCTCTTTAGCTGTTCTATGTGTACTGGTTTCTGGGTAGGCATAACCCTACACATCATTTCGCCATACACAGAACTATTTACCTTTGAAGGCGGTTTTTTAAATTCTGTTTTATTAGGATTTTTAAGCGCCGGAACCAGTTATGCTCTAGATACGTTATTTAACGATTAAGAGCGAGGAGTTAACATGACAGCCACAGGTCATAACGTATGGGTCGAGAATCATTGGATGCTTAGACCACCAACAAATTGCTGCAAGGGCTCTTAGCTCGGGCGGGTAACGCCCGCTTTTAAAAGGTACAAGTAAATGAGTAAACAAATATTGCGAGAATTCTATGAGCTTTGCCCTAATGGCTATTGCGAAGATTTACTAACTGAATCTGAGAAAAAAGAAATAGCTGAAAATGGTGCCCTATATCTGACCGGCGTTATGCAATGCGCTAATAAAAAGAACGGCAATGGCAGAGTCTACAAAAGAGAGACCTTGCAAAGAGAAGTCGCAAAATATAAAGATGTAATAGCAGAAAACCGTGCTCTTGGTGAATTAGACCACCCAGAATCTTCAATAGTAAACCTCCAGAACGTATCTCATATGGTGACTGCCATAGGAATGGACGGCGACGAAGTTCGTGGGAAGATAAAAGTTTTGGATACTCCCGCTGGCAAAGTTTTAAAAGCCCTCATTGAAGGTGGTGTAAAAGTCGGGATTTCGTCTAGAGGAATGGGAACGATCAAAAAAGAAAATGGTCAAACGCTAGTAGAAGATGACTTTATGCTTATTTGCTTTGATATAGTAGCAGAGCCATCAACGCCGGGAGCTTACATGAACCCTGATCAAAGAAATGACGGTAGCTATCCTTTATCGGAAGATCTCCGTCATGCTGGGAACAAAACAAATATTTTAAATAAAATAGATACCCTTCTTAAAGGATAGATATGAGTTCGAAAGATAAATCAGGAAAAATAAAAGAAGTAATCAAACAATGCCTTAGAGAGGTATTAGTAGAAGAAGGACTTTTAAGTGAAGTTCTAGCCGAGGGCATCCGAAAAGCCAATATAAGCAGCCCTGCCCCTCAGCCAATGATAGAGGCTAAGGCCCCTGCCCGCCCTAGAGCACCATCACGCCCAAAGTTTGAAAAGAGCGAGGCAATGAAGGCTCTCGAACAAAAGTTTGCCGGAACTCCAATGCAAAATATATTTGAGGGCGTAGAAGCTATTCCGGGCGAATCAACAGCTTCACCGTTATCCGGGTTATCTAAAAATGACCCCGGCATAGATATTACCAAGTTTCCCGGCTTTGATCGATGGAAAGACAAAGTATAGGGCTATTTAAAGAAGAGGAAAGAATGGAAGTCAAGGCAAGGAAAAATGAAAACCCGCACAGTCTTATTCGAAGGTTTTCAAAAAAAATTAAAGATTCTGGTATTTTAGAAGAATACAAAGAAAGAATGTATTTTGTAAAACCATCGGACAAAAAGAGAAAAGAAAAGAGATTAAGAGAAAAAAGACTAAAGAAGTTGCAGGAGAACAGTAATGGCTAATTTTGGAAGTTATCGTGTGGGCGTCGGTTCAGTAGGCCAATATATGATGTCTGGCATTCCTTATGTCAGTTCTTCAATTTCAGTAACGGGCTCAGGCGGCTCACCAGAAGAAATTAATTTTCCTAGAATTACTAAATTTATAACCGTTGTCAACGAAGCTACTGGTTCTGCTGCTCCAATTCGAGTTGGTTTTTCCTCAAATGGTGTAAGTGATTCTGGAGATAACAACTATTTTGTCTTAGCAAATGGCGAATCGTACACTGGCGAGTTTAGAGTGACCTCTATTTACCTTTTAGGTGACTCGGCCACTAGCTCAACTTGCTCAGTTATCGCTGGCCTAACAGGCATTACAACTGCATCTTTAGATACAGGCTGGCATAATTGGTCCGGGTCAGCAGGGGTAGGATAAATGATTAGCGGGTTTGGCTATAAGGGAGGCAATCTATCCTCTTCCCAAACAGGCAAAGCTCGTGAGTTTGATCTCTATCCCAATGGACCAACTGGATTTATCAATAGAACACTAAGCTCGGATAAGTTAATATTACTTACCGCTGTAGACTTAAGAGATGTGAATGAGCAGTCTGCGGTGTCTTCTTGGGCATCAAGAATAAATAATTATTTATTGACCCAGTCTACACCATCTGCTCAACCTGTCATCTCTTCGTCGGCAAATACTCTAAACGAGAGAGCAGTATATTTTGATTCTAATGATCAGTTAACAATCCCGCAGGGTAGTTATGATTTATCTTCGTACAATAAGATGTTTATAGCTTTTAAATTTTGTACCGAGATATCTTCGATTACCATAAATGGAGTTTTTAACTATAGCAGCGAACCAATTGCTAATGGCACTGGTTGTGTAAGACTATACCACAATACAGGAATCAACGGGATATATTGCAATGTCAGTGATCCCGATTTTAATTTAGAGTCAACAACTAACAACGCCTATAGTTCTGGTGATTATAAAACATTCTTATATAAGATAGACTATACGAAAACAACAGATGATGAGCAAATTGAGTGTTATTTAGACGGAGAATATGACGATACAGACCGTGGAGAATACGTTATGCCCCCGGACTCCACTTTTGGAAATTATGCCCTTTATTTGGGAAAAGTATTAGCTCGAACGA